ATGAGTAATATATACGTACACATGACAAGTTGTAAACAACCTGCCGAAGAGTGTCGGTTACGAAGTGGCCTCGTAGCTGATGATCTGTTTGACTATTCAGAACTCTTCTCGAAGGTGAGAGACCTGGTTCAACTCTTACTTTCCGAGTACGGGCATCGATTGTCCACCGATGCTCCCGTACTGGCGGAGCAAGACCCTAAGGAGGTATCCATACGTCATAGTAATATGACTTTGAAATACATCTTTAGAAACCCAGATCCCCCTCCCATTGAGGGGTTTAGTCAAGCTTTTAAGTTGGCTACGAATATTCTCGCTGTTTACGGGCGAGCATACCTCCTGATATTTCCGAATCGGGAGAAGTTCCTCAGTGAAAAGGAGATCGTGAAATCCCTTATTCACTGGTGTCTGATATGTTTAGAAGGCGGTTGGGAGGCAGAGATTAAGAACTGTCTCTTGACTTGCTTTGCTCGTGTATTCGATCAGACTCCACCTGTCTCTAGTAGTCCACATACCATCCACGTCTTTCGTGGAAGATTTGGTATGATCGCCTATAGAGATGCCTTTGGTTCCGGTTCTAAAAACCGCATTTGGGCTAACACTATACTGCATGGAGTCAAGAAGGGTCTTCCGACCGTTTCTGATGAGGTAGTGAAACAGAGTATTGAAAAACACTCTGAATTACTTTCCTCTGATGAACCCGAGGGCGACTCATCAACGTTTCTTGAACTAGTGCATGATGTCTCGAAAGAGATCTTCGGTGGTATCCAAATTGAACAACCAAATGTTCTGCAAGGATTGACGCAGAACTCCTGCCTTGAAAATACAAAGTCAAGGCAAGGGGCTATGGGACGTATCGTTCGACACTGTGATGCAGTCAACGATACCCAGTCGTTAGTATTAATGTACTACCATCCAAAGCTTGGGGCTAGATCCGTTTATACCAATAAGTTGGAAGAAAACGGCTCTGAGCTTTTGGATTGTCGTAGGATTAATACGACTGGAGAGTCCCGGTGGAGCGTAGAGATAATACGCGAGCCCCTCAAAGTTAGAACGATCACCAAGGGTGAGTTGAATAAGAATGCTGTTTGGTCTGACCTCCAGAAGAAATTATGGAAGGCCCTACAACAGTACCCTTGTTTTCGACTCACTCATGGCGACGTTCCCGAGAGCTTTGAGGGATGGGAAGTTAATTATCAGCAGGCACCATCAGCCGGTTGGGTCTCGGGTGATTATAAGAATGCGACAGATAGTATTTATACTTCTGTCATGGAGGAAGCAATATCGGGCATCGAAGATATTGCTACTTTCACCTTGTTGAGAGAGAACCTCTCACGAGGCATAATCACATACGATACCCTCTGTAACCGGTTGGGGATCCCTGCTCCGCCTATTTGTCATCAGAAGCGCGGACAGTTGATGGGAAGCTTCTTCAGCTTTCCCGTCCTCTGTGTTGTTAACGTGAGTTGCTACTTAATGACCTGTTTGAAGAATCCTCAACATCTCTTCGATGTTTACGGGTATTCTCCAACAATTCATCAGATGATACGCGACGCTCCCGTTTTAATTAACGGGGATGATATACTGTTTAGGGCATGCAGTGACCAATTTTATAAAGATTGGCTAGACTGTATCTCTATGGCAGGTTTCATGCCTTCGATCGGTAAGAATTACTATTCACCTAAGTTTTCTGTGGTGAATAGTCGTCTCTCCGTGGGTGGTAAAGTAGTCCCCTATGTAAATATGGGAATAATTTACGGCAAAAAGAAAGGCGACGCGTCTGATGATGTAGCTAATTCTCTTAGGCAGAAAATGTGGAACCTACCGGGGTACTTCCGAGATCTATGGAAGGACTTTGGCCGGGCCCATGATTCTCTGGCTTCGAGAATGAGTTCGTTCTGTATGAACTCACGTTGGGATCTTAAGTTTTCGGGATGGTGTAGAACTACCCTTGGACTTAATCTCCCGTGGCGCTGGGGAGGTATGGGTGAGACCGAGATGTTATCTCACCTAAAGGATCAACGGCTTTTGAGAAGCAGCCGTGATCAAGGACGTAGGACTTTGGTCGATGCTGAGAGGTCTCTCTTTTGGGACTACAATGGGGAGGTGGATCCTGCTAACTTAGGAAAGCAGGGAACAGTTCGCTATAGTAAAACTCAGTTCGGTTATCGCTATGTCGCCTCTATGATAAAGGCGGAGCAAAGGAAGAAGGAACGAGAGTGGCTAGAAAATTTCTGGGCGAGCTCTGTCACGCCATACCTGGTTAGTATTAATATAACCGGGTAGGGGCGCAGAACATCCGAAATAAACTAAGGATTCGGGGCTTTGGTTGAGGCCCGAATACCACTGATATAGATGAACCACCTACCTACCTGCTAAATGTGACAGGGTAGTCTAGGATGGTATGAATCCGGTGGTGAACTCGAATACCATTTTCGGAGAGTCGGTCGAGTTGGTCGACCCTGCATGGATGACAGTGGGCCCATATGATGTTCACGGTGAGCAAGGGGAATTTATTCCCCCGTTTTCATAAGTCTTCATATGGTGATTCACCTCATGCTTGTGGGGCACCTCTGGCTAAACTGATTCTGTTTAG